TTTCCAGAAGCTGTATGTAGATGGATTAATCCATTTGTATGAACTAGATGCCAGCTCACTTGGAGCTGGCATTTTACGTTTCCACGGGCATATAGCTTTTCAAGATTGGGAAAAAATTTACTCATCGATCGGATCTGAAGGATTGATCGGGGCAGACTCTGGAAGCATTGGAAAGATTTTTGACACCGGTGATCAGAAAGTATGGAACCGCAATATTATCTGGCAAGGTCAAGTTTTTGAGCCGATGGCCCTGGAAGTATCTGGGCTTGAAATGCGTTCAGATGGCAAAGCTTCAGCGCCAACTTTAAGCATGGCCAACAATATCAACGGCATTCAAAATGCTGTGTCTGCTTACTGTTTGCAGTTTAAAGACTTTGCTGGTGCAAAACTTAAAGTTATTACCACTCTTGCTAAATACTTAGATGCTGAAAACTTCACAGCAGGTAATCCAACTGCATCGAATGAATCAAAAGAGCAAATCTGGTACATCGAGCAAAAGACATCTGAAAATGCACAACAAGTGACTTTTGAGCTGTCCAATCCAATCGATTTTGAGGGTTTGAAAATCCCAGTTCGCCAAATAACTTCACTATGTCACTGGTGCATGGTCGGGAAGTATCGGGGCGAAGAATGTGGTTATACGGGTACAGCAATGTTTACAGAAAAAAGGGAACCCACAGATGACCCGGCACAAGATAATTGTGGAGGTCATTTAAGAGACTGCCGATTGCGTCACGGAGACAATAAACCTTTGCCTTTCGGTGGGTTCCCGGCTTCAAGTTTATTGTGAGGTCTTATGAATATTTTTTCAGGAATATTTTATGGGATGGTGGGGGCGCTAATCATTCATTTTTTAAGCTATGCGGTTCACTTTGTCATTCTAAGATTAAGAAAGATTAAAGAGAAAAAAGCTTATTTAATTAAATTTAGCTGCCCTTGTGGTGGGCTTTTTGAACCAACAGGTCAAGTATATCTTACTTATCCAACTCAAGAGCAGCGGAAGTGTACAAAATGTGGAAACTGCAAGGGGTTTTTCTAAATGAAGCTTACAGCAAAAATTAAAAAAGCAATCATGGCACATGCGGATGAATGTTATCCACAAGAATGCTGCGGCGTGATAGTTGGTAAAGAATATATTCATTGTCGCAATATTTCTAAAAACTCTGATCAATTCGAAATCCATCCAGAAGATTTAGCTATAGCAGAAGACCAGGGCGAGATATTAGCTTATGTGCACTCTCATCCTGATGGAACAACAAGAGCTTCGGAACTAGACTTAATTCAGATTGAGTTACATCAAAAGCCTTGGGTAATTTGTTCCTATCCGGATCTTGATTTTCAAGTCTACGAGCCTTGTGGTTATCGCGCCCCCTTAGTGGGGCGTAATTATATTCATCTTTATCAGGACTGTTATGCACTAGTCCGTGACTTTTATGAACGTGAGCTAGGTATTAAGTTGCCAGACTTTGAACGAAAAGATGGCTGGTGGGAAGACAAAGATCATCCATCACTTTACCTTGAAAATTACAAAAAAGCAGGTTTCTTTGAAGTTGATAAACCAGAATATGGCGATATGTTGGTTTGTCGGGTTGGACGTACCGAGCATCCTAATCATGCAGTTATATGGCTGGGTGATAATGGACAGCTTAAATCGGAGCAAACTGAGCAATGCATAGGTTCAAGCTTAATTCTGCATCATCCGTATAACAGAAAGTCAGTACGTGAAATTTATGGCCAACAGTGGAAAGATCGCACGGTAAAAATTTTGAGGCATAAAGATGTTAAAAACAATTAAGTTGTACGGCATTCTAGGGCAAAAGTTTGGTCGTGAATTTAAGCTCGATGTCGCAAATACACGTGAAGCCATGCGTGCGTTATCTGTTCAGATCGCTGGCTTTGAGCATTTTATGTTGCATGCACATGAGCAGGGCCTACGCTTTGCCGTGTTTTTAAAAAGAAAGAACTCAAGTAATAAACGAGGCAAGAAACGCCCAGCCATTTACGATCATGAAACTAAGCGTCTAATCACTGGTGACAATATTGGTGAAGAACAGCTTGATATGAATACTGAGGCTGAGGTTATTCATATTGTTCCACGTGTAGTTGGTGCAGGCGGTAATGGAATATTACAGACTGTATTGGGTGCTGTGATGGTCGTGGTGGGGGTTTTAGTAACTGTAGGCACATTGGGCGGTGGAGCACCACTCGGTGCTGCATTGATTGGCTCAGGTATTGGAATGATGCTTGGTGGGGTGGCCATGATGCTTATGCCAAAGGTTGATACGACTCAAGATCAAAACCAAGATGGAAACAGAGCGAATAAAGGCTTTGGCGGAGCCGTAACAACGGTTGCTCAGGGCAACCCGGTACCTATTTTATATGGCCAACGTGAAATTGGCGGCTTCATTATCAGTGCTGGTCAATATCCTGAAGATCAGATGTAAATTTTAATTATTTAACAGGCGCTTTCTAGCGCCTTTTTTATTGCGTGAGATTTCTTATGAATGCAGTAGTAGGCGCAAAAAAAGGCAGCAATAAACAACGGCAACCTGTCATTTCACCAGATTCTGCTCAATCGAAAACCTTTATCAAGGTTCTATATGGTTTAGCTGAAGGCGAGATTGAAGGTTTAGCTAATGGGCTTCAGTCAATTTATTTAGAAGAAACTCCTCTTCAGAACGCTGACGGAAGCCTTAACTTTGAGAATGTAAAAGTTGATTTTAGAAATGGTACTAATGATCAGGAATACATTGAGGGTTTTCCTGCAGTAGAAAGTGAAACTGCCATCGATGTGGAGTTAAAGTCTGAAACGCCATGGGTTCGAGCTTTTAGTAATCTTGATCTTGATGCAGTACGCCTGCGCTTAAAATGGGGACCTTTACGTACTCAGAACGCTACAAATGGTGACGTATCTGGCGTAACGATCGAATACGCAATCGATTTACAGACAGATGGAGGTGTCTGGACTGAAGTACTAAAAACCAAGATTTCAGATAAAACATCTGCAAATTATGAACGTGCTCATCGGATTGATTTGCCTCGTGCAGACTCTGGCTGGCTTGTTCGTGTTCGTAGACTTACACCCAATACAACTTCTGAATATATCAGCGACAAGATGTATATTGCAGCTGTAACAGAAGTGATCGATGCGAAATTACGCTATCCAAATACAGCATTATTGGGTCTTCAGTATGATGCTGAGACCTTTGGAAATGTTGCTAAAGTTGCAATGGACGCTAAGGGTGAAATTCTTAAAGTACCGACAAATTACAATCCGGTTACACGTCAGTATGTTGGAATGTGGGATGGCACGTTTAAAGAGGCTTATTCCAATAACCCGGCTTGGATCTATTACGACATCTGTACAGTTGATCGCTATGCGCTGGGAGATCGTTTAACTCCGTTGATGATTGATAAGTGGTCTTTATATCGTTTAGCACAATACTGTGACCAAATGGTGCCGGATGGGTTGGGCGGTCAAGAACCACGCTTTACTTGTAACGTTTATCTTCAGAGTGCCGAAGGTGCCTTTGAAATTTTAACTAAGTTAGCAGGTGTATTCCGTGCCATCACATTTTGGGATGGCAATAGCATTATTTGTGATGCGGATATTCCTCAAGATACTTACTTCACTTATACCCGGGCTAATGTTATTGATGGCAATTTTGAATATGCAGGTACTCGTGCTCGAGACAGGCACAATGTTGTAAAAATTGCATGGGACAACCCAGCCAATCACTATAAGACTGAATATGAATTTGTCCGCGATGAAAAGGCAATTTCTGAAGCTGGCCAAGTTCGTATTTTAGAAATAGAAGCTTGGGGATGTACCTCACGAGGGCAAGCGCAGCGAGCAGGTTGGTGGGCATTAAAGTCTGAGCAATTAGAAACTCGTACGGTGAGTTTTAAAGTTGGGCTAGATGGCCATATTCCGTTGCCGGGGAAAGTTATTGAAGTTGCTGACCCTTTATTTGCAGGTCGTGCAAATGGTGGTCGTGTATCTAAAATATCAGCAGATCGTAAAAGCATTACGCTAGATCGTGACGACGTTGTGGCAGTTGCTGGTGACCGACTGATTATTAATGGCGAGGATGGCAAAGCTCAAACGCGAATAGTTCAATCGATCTCTGGTCGAGTGGTAACTGTTACTCATGAATTTGATGCTATTGCCACACAAAACGTCTGGGTGATTGATGCTCAAGACTTGGCAACAATGAAGTTTCGAGTGATTTCTATTACCCAAGATGAGCATCATCAATTTTCAGTGACTGCACTTCAATATAACCCAGCCAAGTTTGATGCGATTGACAAGGGTGCTTATTTTGATGAGGTTCCGATTTCGATTGTGAACCCAACAATTCAGGATCCTGTAACTGATGTCGTAATTACTAGTGAAAGCCGTATTGATCAGGGTATCAATGTGGCGACCATGATAGTGTCTTGGGCGCAGGCTAAGGGCGCGGTTAAATATCTAGTTGAGTGGCGTAAAGATGATGGGAGTTGGATTAAGCTTCCAATAACCGGCAACAACTCAGTCGAAGTACCAGGTATTTATGCGGGTCAATATCAAGCACGAGTAACAGCGATTTCAGCTTTTGAGATAGCTTCTTTACCAGTTTATTCAACTTTGACTGAACTCTCTGGAAAGCAAGGTTTACCTCCAAAATTGGCATTTATCCAAGCAACAGGAATTTTGTTCGGTATAAAACTTGATTGGGGCTTTCCATCAACTGGTGCGCTTGATACTGCTTATACAGAAATCCAAGTTTCACCAGATGGAACAAGCAACATTGCTCAATTGGGCTTATTCGCTTATCCAACAACGACTCATACGATTCAAGGTTTGCAGCCAAATCTGACTCAATTTTATCGTGGCCGCTTGATTGATAGGATTGGAAATATTGGGCCATGGTCGGATTGGACTCATGCGACAACTTCTGCCGATGCAACAGATGTTCTTGAGCTCTTGAACGATCAAATCAGTGAAACACAACTTAGTCAGGATCTTAAAACCAAGATTGATCATATTGAGACTATTGATGCTGAAATAGGTCCACTTAAGCAAGATATTCAGAATACGAAAGATCGGATTGCACAAGAAGTCATTGATCGTCAAAACGCTATTCAGCAAGCTTCAGATGGCCTTTCACAGCAAATTATTGATGGTGATGAAAGTGTTCTTGAAGTTGTAGAAACGGTCAAGAAATCAAGTGATGATGGTCTTGCGGCGGTTCAGGAAGATATTCGTGTTGTTGCAGATGATCTTTCATTAGTTGCTGAAAAAACAGATGGTGTGTATGCACAACTGAATCCTGCATTGATTGGCTCTGAATCAGATCTAATTGGTAACGATCAAGGTTTTGCTGGCACATGGTCTGTTCAATCGGCAATGATCGAAGGAGACTTGGCACTTAGTAAGCGCATTGATACAACAGCAGTTGAGTTAAATAACTTACAGGCTTATGCACAGCAAGAGGTTCAAGCGCGTATAGAGGGTGACAAAGTAACAGTTCAAAAGATTGATACTTATATTGCTAGCAATGATAGTGCTTTAGCCACGGTACGCCAATCTGCACAAGTCGCGGTAGATCAGTCTTCGGCAAATGCTGAAGCAATTGATTCAATTAATCTTGAGCTTGACGATAAAGCTTCAACTGGTGAACTTGAGCAAGTTAAGTCTGATATTAAGAATGTAGATGACAAAGTTATTGCCCAAACTACAAGGATTGATGGAGTTTACGCGCAAATCAATCCTCCGTTGATCGGGTCAGAATCTGACTTAATCGGAAATGAAGGTGGTTATGCAGGCGTATGGTCAGAGCAATCTGCTCGTATCGAAGGTGATTTGGCCCAAGCTAAACTTACTGAACAGCTTTCTGCTCAGATGAATGAGAACAATGCCGTATTCAA